TGAGCTATTGCATTAACTCTCTTTATTCCGGCCTCCTTCTCAAAATTACTCTGATTTAAAGCCAAAAAAACGTCCACGTGTGCAATTTTTCTAAAATCTTCAGCAATATGCTTTTGATCTATGATTTTTTGTTCCAATGCCCCTCTATTGGTTTGGCTAGCGGTTATTACAACAGAATTGGTAGCTTCCGCCAAACCTTTTAAAGTTTTCCATATAATATCAAGATTCTGTCTTTCGTCCCTACCACCAGTTGGAGGTCTCAAAATATCTGCATAATCTATTATAAGAACATCTGGAATAAATCCCTGACTTTTTGCAATTTCCAGATCTTGTTGTATATCATCTATGCCACCTAAGAAAGATGGATAAGTGACCAATCGTAAATATCTGCCAAGATGTCTACCTATTGCCAATAATTTTCTATGATCAGATTCATATGAATCCTCCGAAAGTGGTTCCCATGTAGCCTCTATAGTCATTGAAAAATCGGAATCAATACTACGAACACAACCAAAACACGGAATAGATTGCATTTCCTCAGGACTGATAACATAAATATCGGATTTATAGTCCTCCCTTTGCGGTCTTTTACAAGTATTATCTTTATTATAAATGCAATCGATATATGGAATTTTGGATAAAACCGTACCATCTGTATCTGTTATAAAATTTGAATTGTCTTTGTGGGAACCTGCAGGTTTACATAAAAATCGGCTATAGAATCTTTGTCTTATAGCCTCCGAATTCATTTCTAAACTAACAAAAAGAACTTTTCTTCCATATACCATTGCTTGACATGCAGTTTCTAACAACCAACTGGTTTTTCCTCTTTTTGGTGGGGCCAAATAAGCCATCAACCAGCCCCTTTTAATGAAACCAGTAAGTCTGTTTAATCCTTCTAAAGCTCCTGTAAAAGAAAATACATGGGACGTATCAGTTCTATTCCAAGCCTGCTCGATACTGGATCTTGTAAATATGTTCTCAAGTCGGCCCTCGGATATCAAATCATTTTGGAAATTCTCAGTAACCAAAGATTCGATAGCTTTATCTACATTACCTTTATCATAAAGAAGCCTAGATTTTTTTAAAGCTATATCCAAATGACGTTTTCGAAAATACTTTAATGTTTCTTTTAAAACTAGATGAAAGTCATTAACCCCTGCACCTTTTCCACTCTGTGAAAGTGAGAATAGAAGATATTCTATCAATTCTTTACTAGAGTCATCCAAGTCGGACGATTTATATTCAAAAACTTGTTCTATATTCTTTCCAGGGGCTTTTTCAAATTCATTGTAATAGGTTAGGCACCAATCCATTGTTTGTCTAATAAATTCGTTCTGAACAAACTCTGGTTTATACTTGACTCTTACGGAACGGCAAAATTCGTCGGATAGAATTGCTGTTAATAACATCAATTTTTCGGAAGTTATATCAGAATCAAGATCCTTATTTTTGGCTCTTCTAAAACGACTAATATTAGAACTCATGTTAAAAATTCTCGTTTCAAATCTAAAACCTCATCTGCAGTAAGTTGGGCCGGATCTAATCCAGGATCTAATTCAACAATTTCAGTATCTACAAAAGGTTTAATTTGATATTCTAACCTCATTGCGTCTTCCATAGCCTCAGCATCAAAAACCAAAACGGCCAAATCCAGTTGTGCTAATTTAAGCATCTGTGCCTTACTCAAAGCAGTCCCAAAAGTACAAGTACTGCCGTCACCAACATTCCACACATCTGTCGGACCCTCCAAAATCAAACCTTTGGAATTCACGGTATCAAAATTATATAGTAAATCGGCCAGATCAATAATGGGTTTATCATTCTCAATAGAAGCCATTTTATATCTAGGCTCCTTATCTTTAATGATAGTTCTACTGGTAAAGTTTACTATTATTTCATTCTCAATGACAGGAATTATAATTCTATAACTATATTTTCCAAGGTTATGGCAAGCCATTAATTGGTATTTTGGAATTATTAGATCTGGATCAAAATTTCTATCCCTTAAATATTGCAAATGTGCTTCCGGAAAATTTGTGGTAGCACCAGAAGGGGGAAATTTAAAGTCAGAAGGTGTTCTGGGTTCTGTTTGAGTTTTTCTTTTTGAATTATTTATAACATCATTAATATTTTGAAATTGTTCTACAATTCCTAATGCCTGTCTTTTGGTACAACCTTCCAATTCTTGTAATAATTGTATAACTGTACCATGTTCTCCACATTTCCAGCAATGAAAGGCCTTAGATTCTAAATTGACACCCAAATGATTGGAATGGTCATCACAATGAGGAAATGGACATTGAATATTAACCCAACCCCTAGAGGTATTGGTTCCACTCTCAGTGTAATCTAACAATCTATCATTCAGATATTCGTAGATATCAAAAAAGTCTAACATTTACTTACTTGCTAATTTAATAGTGGAAAATGCAGAAATTAAAATATTGACTCTTCTTCTAAGAAAAATCTCTAAATCTTCATATGAATCATCGTCATCATTATATATTCTTTCATCATCCTCAGAAGACCATATCCGTTGACCCACGAATAAAATTATTTCCGAATAACCATTGGATCTGTACTCCAAGAATTCCAGATCATCAAACTGACCAGAAGCATGCATTTCTGTGTTCAATTTTTCAATTATGAAAATAATACCTCGATCCATCATAACAACCTCCAAATATTAAAGTAACTATATTAAATTTTAGTATTTTATTAGAGCCAACCGGATTCTACGTAAGTCTGAATTCTATTAACAGTATGTGTTGACAAATACTTGTAAGTATCCAAAAAATCGACAATTTCCACTGTATCCTTTGTTTTCGTACGACGCAAACCACGACCAATAACCTGCAATGTCATGGTATCACTCATTCCCCCACTAGCATAGATAACAGTATCTAAACTCGGAATATCAATTCCCTCTCTCCAAACGGAACTACAAATAACGCATTTCATACTTTTATCGTTCAAACAATTCTGTATGTACTCCCTATCGACCAATCCCACCGCCCCTCGAACAAATTCCAACTTCATATCATATAAAGATTTACCCAATTCCATCAGTCTGTCACCATGAGCAATCTCTTTTATCATAATCAAAACACTCATATCTTTGGAAACCCGTTCATAAGCATTTTTAATAACTAATCTATTTCTGGCCCTATTCTCAACAATTGCAGCTTTGTAAATCGCGGTATAGGATCTATTTTTATCAGCTATTGTTTTATTAAATGGAACTGGAACCAATTTTATCGTAGGAACTGCCAAAATATCCAAATCTATACCCTCCTGAACAGTTAATTCGCCAATAATCGGACCCATAAGACCCTCAACCACTAGAGCTCTAAGTTCCTCTTTTGGTTTTGTTGCTGTGAAACCAATTCTAATTGGCGATAATAATTTAGAAAGAACTGTTTCATACTGACCATTTGGGGCAATATGATGACACTCATCAACAATAACTATATCAAATTCCGCTCCATAATCCTTTGGATCCATATTAACCATGGTTTGTATGGTCCCAAAACTAATTCTTCCACTAATATCCTTGCTACCTGCACCAAAAATGGATATGTCAGTAAAATTATATTCATCCCTCGCCTTCTTGAATGTTTGTCTAATAATGGAATTGGAATGACACAATACCAAAATTCTGGCCTTTGGAAACATAGAGGCCACACCCAACGCCAGAATGGTTTTACCAGATCCAGTCGGGGCTATTATTAATCCACGTTGTTTCTCTGCGACTGCATAAATAGATTCTAATTGATCTGGTCGAAAAGTAATTCCGGGTAATTTTAGTTTCTTTCTAGAAGGTTTAAGGTGCCAATCATCGGAATTTACTTTTAAATCAATGTCATTTCTTTCACAATATTCCTTTACTCTTGGAATCAAACCTGTATAAAAAGATTTTCTAGTAACTGCATAGCAAACTCTGGATTTACGGTAATTGAAACGGGGACCTTTAACCCAATATTCAGATTCGTACCGCATACAGGATCTTATAAGTTTCTGGTCCCCATCAACCTTAGTTATTACCGGATCTATAACATTAATGGTTAATTCTGTCACTTATTCCTCCCACGATTTTTTCTTATTAAAGCTAAAATATTGGAAATTTTCTCTCTTTTCTTTTTCCATTCTGCATCAATCTCGTCAGAAAATTCTTGATCGAAACCACGGGATTTCCAAATAGCCAATTTAACTTCCAATTTTTCTTTAAGTGCTTCTATCTCTTTTTGCAAATATAACCATTTTAAATAAAGAGCTCCAGGCACATTAGTATCGCATTCATTTAAGAAATCAAAATATTTCCCGGAATCGTATTTATGTTTCATTTCTGCAAACATTTTTTCATTTCCAGGATTTACATCTGGATGATTTTTCATACAAAAACGCTTAAATATCTCATGTAACTCATCCGAGGCTTCTTCTATATCTTCATCATCTGGAACAACATAACAGCCACCACCATCCATTGCCAATTTTTTTAACTCGATTATTTTGCTATCAATGTCACTAAAATATTCCTGATAAATTTCGGTTCCCTCGTAAATTAAATTTCTATAATGCTCCAACATTGCCTTCCCAAAAGATATTTCCATTAATGTAATTTTTGGATCATAAATGGTGGGCAGGCCAATCTTAGAAAAATTAGCTAAAGAAAATTCTAACAAAGATTCCATCTGTTCTTGAGTAAGGCCTGTTAATGCCATTATAACTCTCTAATCAATTCTAATCTTTTTCGGGCATTTATATATCTTCTTAGTAAATGTCTATGACAAAAGGAATCACTTTTCTCATAACATAAAAGAATGCTGTTATCATAAGATAAAAGAAAGTCCTCTATATTGAGGAGTTCCAGTTGTTTTAGATATCGTTGTGTATACAATTCCTTAGTAATTAAACCATCCTTAAAATCGGATAACAAAATTGTCGTTGGTCGTACACAATTGAAAGAACTTAATTCTATACTTTTAATACCATTTGGAACCCCACGGGCTATACTAACTTGTCGATAACCAGACGGGAATTTTCTCCAATTTCCAAAGTATGAAGTCCAAATCATAATCCTCTACTCCTTTTCACCTGCTCGATGTAATCCCCGCCATTGTATATAACTGTTTTGGCTATCACCATATCCCATTCATTTCCAAACCATTTATTCATCAAAGAAACAACAATACTTATTAATATTCTAAAAATGAATCCATCAACCAATTCCAAATACCAAGGAAGGATTACAATTTTATCAATTATTTTAACCGCTGCTGTCAATTTTTCGGAGGATTTTATGTCGAAAAAAGAATCTATCATCTCATTAGCGGATAATTCAATAACCAAAATTAGATTAATAATAAAATCCGATATATCCACGATATGAATGATTATTTCTGCTGGTGTGTCCCATTCATGAATATCATCCATGGAATCTTGCAAAACAAGGGACGAATTGATTATTGCACTAGCCCTAATCACTAAAGCTTCGACGGCCTCTTTTTTAAATCCCACCTCTCTGGATCTAAACATTGCTTTGACCTCACATAAAATTTAACTTAATTTTAGTATTTACTAGAGGGGATTTGGGGACAGTCTATAATGTTAGTCTGGAATTTCCTGTCTGGCAGCTTCTTTAGTCCAACTTTGCTCAATCATTTCGATTC